GTACGGCGTAGGGCGGCATCGCCGGCGCGGTCGCCACCGGCGGCTGGCCGTAGTGGGTCGGCGGCGGGCTGTAGGGCACGCCGGGCTCGCCGTAGCCCGCGGGCGCCGGCCGCATCATCGGCTGCGGCACTGGCGCGTGCTGCGGCGGCATCACGTACTCGCTCGAGTCGAGCCGGCGCACGCCCGGACCCGGCTGGTCGTTGCTCATAGGTCAGTCCCCCTTGGTGTCAGGCGTGAGCGATCACGCCGCGGCGCGGGTGCGTCGAGCCGAAGGCTCGCCTCCGGCAAGACTCGGCACCCGAAGCGCCACTAACGAGTCTCGTCCATGTCCAGGCCCTCGAACTTCACGCTCACCGAGCCCTCCTCGGTGTCGTGGCTGAGCTCGGTGGCGAGCCAGGCGTTGCGCAGCACGTAGGTGGTGCCGTTGGCCGCCGCCGCGGTGATGGTCGCGTTCTCGATCTCGGCCAGCTCGGTGGCGGTGATGCCGTTGGCGCGCAGCGACAGGTCGCCCTCGATCGACGGCAGCACCGGCATCTCCTTGTAGCCGTGCACGCCGTCCTGGCCGGCGACGCCCTCGCGCTTGGTCTTGCCGGGATTGATCTTGAACTTGCCGCGCGCGTCGAGCTGGCGCCCGCCGGCATAGATGAAGAGCAGGCCTGCGAAGCGGTTCGCCGCCATCGGGAATCTCCTTGGTGTGATGGTGCGGGCGATCGGCGACCGTCACGGCGGCAGACGGGCTGCCGCCGTGCGGGTGATCGCGCGTGGGGATTTACGCCGTGGCGACGGGCAGCGCCTGATCGGGCAGGGACGCCGGATACTGCAGGCGGAACTGGGCCAGCACCGCGAACACGTCGAGCTGGTTGACGAGGTCCGGCGGGTAGAGCACGTCGACCCGGTTCGGATTGGTCGCGTTGCGCTCGACGATCAGGTTGGCCGCGAACGCGCCGGCGTTCTCGACCAGTCCCAGGCTCTCGAGGAACCGGTAGTGGGCGATGATCTCGGCCTTGATCGTCTTCGGCGTCGCGATCGCCTGCCCGGCGGCATAGCGCACGTCGTCGTTGCCGAGCTTGTGGCGCGGGAACACCTGCACGACGCGGAAGCGCAGCGCGCGCAGCACGTAGGCGAGCGTCGCCTTGGTCTGCACCTTCAGGAACGCGTCGTCGTCGAGCCCGTGCGCGTTCTTCTGATACATCGTGAACGAGGTCTTGATGCGCAGCGTGCCCTCGGCGGTCTCCTCGGCGCACGAGATGCCGTCGTTGGCGAGCGAGTTCATCTCGCTCATCTTGAACCGCAGCTCGGGCACAGCAGGCAGCACGCCGGCGAGCAGCAGGGTGTGCAGCGGGCGGGCGGGATCGTTCATCAGCGGTCGGTGAGAGGCGGCGCCCCACGCGGCGGCGCGCTGCCAGGGCGGCGTCGGCGAGCCGTTGTAGCCCCAGCACAGCACCGCGGAGCCGTTGCGAGCGGCGCCGAACGTCTGCAGGTTGCCGACGGTGCCGTTGCGGGCGGTCACGACGCCACCGTAGATCTGGCGCGCCCACGACCAGCGGCCGGCGTCGCCCTCGTGGGTCCACTCGGCGTCGACGGCGTCGAGCGCGCCACTGTCGGTCCACGGGAGCACGACGGTGTCGAACTCCTGGTCGCCGAGGTTGGCGAACGCGGTGGTGAGCGTCGGCACGCCGCTGCCGCCCGACATCGCGTTGATGGTGACGCCGACACCGGCCGGCAGCGCCTCGGAGCCGAGCTCGCCGCGGTAGTTGATGCGCACGTCGATGTCGTTGCCGTCGGCGCCCTTCCAGTTGACGGTGAGCGTGACGGTCGAAGCCGCCGCCGATGCCGTCACCGGCAGGTCGGGCAGCGCGTTGATGGCGGCGGCGACAGCGGTGGCGATGGCGGTCGAGGCGGTGCCGGAGATGATGGCGACGGGGACGCGGGTGCCGGCGATGTAGAGGTACAGCGCGCCGCTGGCCGTCGACGGGCCGGTGAACACGATGGTGCCGGTGGCGGCGGCGCCGGCGCCCGGCTCCTGGATCGACAGCCCCCACACCTCGTCGAAGGTGTTGCCCTGGAACCAGGTCTCGAACATGCCGGCGATCTGCGAGCCGCGGCCGTAGACCGTCTTGGCCTGGTCGGCCGAGCTGATGCGGGTGATGGTGTTGTAGGTCGCGCCCGCCACCGTCTTGCGGTAGCCGATCACCAGCGCGCGCTGGTAGTTGGCGAAGTTGCCGGCGCGAGACGGATCGACCTCGGCCCAGAACAGCGGGATGCGCTGCGAGGAGGGGATGTGAGTGAAGCTGACGGCCATGTGGGCTTACTCCTTCGCCTTGGCGCCGGGCTTGGCAGCACCGGGCTCGCTGTCGGCGATCGTCACGTCGCCTGCGATCTCGAGCCGACGCAGGTCGGTCGAGTCGATCATCCATTCGCCCGCGGGGGCGATGCGGCTGCCGGGGGCAGCCGGATTGCGGACGAGCTCGGAGCCCGCCCGCGGGGTGACGAACACCCGCTTGGCCATGGTCTTCTCCTTCGGGAGGGGGAGGTGTTAGGGGGTACTCGGGACGTCGATCTCGGCGCCGATGCCGTCGCCGGCATCGAACGTGGCGCCATGGAAGTCGGGCAGGCTGGCGGTGCTCGGTGCCCACTCAGACACCCACAGCACCTCGATCTGCACCTGCACGCGGCCGAGGATCACCTCGCCGTCGGGCGGGGCGAGATGCATCTGGTCGACCGAGCCGATGCCCTCGAAAGCGTCGCCGCCCCACACGAAGGGGTCGCGCAGCAGCGCGTCGCAGATCGCCTGCGCGTGGTCGTACAGCTTCTCCTTCAGGATCTCGCCGGGCTGGGCGACGTCGTCGTCGGCCTTGTCGACCACCTCGACGACGAGCGTCGAGGAATGCGTGAGCGAGACCGGGCCGGTGCGGTCGTTGCCGATGCGGCGGCCCTTGTCGTTGGAGAAGTAGACCTGCGCCGCTGGGCACTGGTTGTCGCGCGTCGGCGGGCTGCGGGCGGAGATCACGGTGCCGCCGGCGACGCCGGCCGCGACGAGGGTGTCGCGGACGCGGTCGGCCATCGCCTTGAGCTCGTTCACGGCGACACCTTGCGCAGGATGAGATCGGCCCAGCCGTCGCCGTCGGGGTGGATGTCCCACACCCTGTAGCGCACCGAGCCGATCACCACGTGGTCGCCTTGCTCGGGCTCGAAGCCGAGCTGGTGCGTCGAGACCGCGATCACCGGCGCCCTGGTCGAGTGGCCGGCGGCGTTGGTTTCCGACTGCGCGACCTCGTCCATGACGAGGTCGTGGTCGGCGTCGAAGATGCCGCGCGCGGCGACGGCGGGCGTGCCCGGCGCCGAGCGCGTGCGCTCGATGGTGACGGGTTGGGCGAACTGGTCGAGGACGGGTCCGTCGACCAGCGTCTTGAAGTCGATCACGAGGCGGACTCGCCCTCGCCGGACCCGCCTGCGAGAGCCTCGGCAGTGCCTTCGACCGCCGCCGCGGCCACCGCGACCGGATCGGCAGCGTCCGCCTGCATCTGCTCGATGGCAGCGATGATCTTCGCCTTGCTCATGCGCGACGCACCCTTGATCTCGAGCTCGACGCCGATCGCGCGCAGCTCCTCGAGCGACAGGTCGGCGAGCACGATCGGCTCGCCCTGCTCGGCGTCCGGATCCTGCTGGCCGCTGGTGGCCGCGGCGTGGGCCTCCAGCACGCCGCTGGCGACCGCCTTCAGCGCCAACGTCTCCTCGACGGTGAAGCTGCCGGCGTCCGGCATCAGCGCGCGCGCCTTGCCCGCGGCGATGAACTGGCTCGCCCACGGCTCGGGCACGTCGCCCTTCCAGCCGGATGGATAGCTCTGCGTGGCGCCGCTCGGCATCGGGCGCTCGCACTTCTCGATGGCTTCGATTTCCATGGTTCAGGTCCCCCGTTTCGTAATGCGGCACGTGTCACGGGGCCCGCCGTCGCCGGCAGGCCCCGACGCCCGTGTCGTCGATGCGGATCAGGCTCAGGGCTTGATCTGGCAGCGCACGACGAGGCGCGGCTGCATGACGAGATTGAGCTGGTAGGCGAACGAGTGCAGCTCGAGGCCCATGTCGAGGTCCATCAGCTTCGGCTTGACGTAGAGCTCCTGCCCGATGGTGTTCACCGCATCGGCGAACTCGCCCGGGCCGAAGAACGTGCCGAACGTCTCCACGGTGCCGAGAGGCACCGCAATCGCCTCGTTGTCGGGGATGAACTTGTGGGTGACGACCGAGCCGTCCTTCTTCTTGAACGAGGCCTTGCCCATGTGACGGACGTAGAGCACGTCCTTGAACTCGAACGGACGGCGCAGCGACTCGCGATTGGGGTTCGGCTGGCCCGCGAAATACTTGTAGGCCTCGCGGAACTCCTTGTTCTTGCCCATCGCCTTCATGTAGCCGGGCGAGCAGAACTTGATGACGCCGGTCACGGTTTCGCCGAGCGCGTTCTCCTCGAAGTAGTCGAGCAGCTCGTCGTTGCCGTCCTGGATCGCGTCGACGACGGCGTCGTCCTCGAGGTCCCACTGGATGACCTTCTGGGTCTCGCCCATCAGCGTGTAGGTGTTGTAGAGCACCCGATCGCCATCGGCGTCGACGACGTTGCCGCGCAGCGCCGCCCAGCGGAGGAACTCCTTGGTCTGGCGATGCTCGCGCTGCAGCTTATCGAGCTTCTCCATGACCTTCTGGTCGACGGTCTCAACCTGGTCGTTGGAGCCGAATCGGCGCACGCCCTGCACCTCCTCAGCCAGCACGCTCGCCATGCGGGCGTGCCGGAAGGTCGGCAGGATACGAATGTTGCCCTCGTCGGGCGTGTCGGCGGCCGGAGCCGGGGTGCCGATCGGCGAGGTCGGGATCAGCGACAGCGACTGCTTGCCGATCTCGACCTTCACAGTGCGATCGGCAATGCCGACCTCCTGGAACAGACCCATGGCGTTGAGCAGGCCGTACTCGTTGTCGCGCTGCATGATCGCGGCGGACAGCTGGTCCGTCGTGTAGCGCGAATAGTCGATGGGGTTCACGTTCGGCATTGGTGAGGTGTCCTTTCCGCTGCGTCAGAGCTCAGCGCTGGTGGGAGACGATGCCCTTGGCCGCGAGCTGAGCCATCGCAGCGGCCTTCTGGTCGGTGGTGATGCCGGCGGGCCAGGTGAGCTGGTTGTCGATCACCTTGGTGTCGCGCACGTTGACTGCCGTCTCGATGTCGGCCGAGGTCGCATCGACGCCGACGTGCAGGATGCAGTCGGCGATCTGCGTGCCGTCGACGGCGGTGAGGCTGAGCGGCTTCACCTTGCGGGATCCGACAGCGACCGTGATGTCGAAGCCGTCGCCGACGATGAAGTCGGAGGCGCCATCGGCGATCGCGAACTTGATCTGCTCCGACCAGGTGGCGCCGAC